CTACGCCTGGGGCGCCCAGATCGAGACGGGCACCACGGCGACCGAATACATCCCCACCACCAGCGCCGCCGTCACCTCCGCCCCGAGCTACTGGCCGGCAGCCGGCAGCGGCTTCGAGCCGATCCTCTACCCCAACCCCGCTAGCCTCCAGGTTTACCGCCAGGACTGGCAGGGGAACCAGTTGATGTATCAGACTCCGCGCACCAACTACCTCTTCCAGTCCGGAGCTTTGCAAACGTCACCTTGGGCCGTGGTCAATGCGACGATCACCGCGAATGCCACGACTGCCCCAGATGGCACGACCACGGCGGCCAAGGTGTGCGAAACGGCCACCACCGGCGTCCATTATGCAAATCAAGGGCAAGCTCTCCCCATTGGGTCCCTAGTCACCACCTCCGTCTATGTGAAGGCGGCAGACCGGACTTGGGTGGCGTCCGATGTGGCGAACAACGTCAATACGTGGGTGTGGTTCAATCTCGCCACCGGGACCATCGGGACGAAGCAGAGCGCGGTCCTGAACGCGACCATCACGCCGTGTGGGAATGGGTGGTTCCGAATTTCTGTTACCACTATCACCACGGCGACCACGGCGGGCCTCGATGTAATCACGACCACCGGGGACGGCACGCAGAGCTTCCTTGGGACCGCAGGGTATGGAGTCTATGCCTGGGGCGCACAACTTGAAGTGGGGGCCGTGGCAACCTCCTGCATCCCCACCACCACGACCGCCGTCACCGTCACCGACTACACCCTCTCGCTTGGCGTTGTCACCTTCGCCGTGGCCCCCCTGCTCAACGCCATCCTCACCTGGACCGGGTCCTTCTGGCGGCGGGTCAGATTTGATCAGGACTCGCTCACATTCGAGCAGATCGTGAACCTCGTCTGGAAGGGCGGCTCGATCAAACTGGCGAGCGTCAAATGAAGCCCACGACCGGATCCCTGAACACCCTGCTGCTCGGCGGCGGCCAGTTCCTGATGGCCGACCTCTACACGATCACCCTGAGCGGCGGCGGCAAGCTCTACTGGACCAGCGCGGACGTCCCCCTGTCCTGGGGCGGCAACACCTTCACCCCCGCCAACGACAACGGCACCCAGCCCATCCTCAAGCGCGGCACCATCCGGACCATGCGCGGCCTCGAGGTGCAGACCTGCGACCTGACCCTCTTCTGCGGCACCACCGCGCTCCTGGGCGGCCTCAACGCCAAGTTCCAGTGCATCAACGGCTACCTGGACAAGGCCACCATCCTGGTCCAGCGGGCCTTCCTGAGCACCTGGTCCTCGGTGGTCGGCGCGCCCTGCCTGTTCCTGGGCACCGTGGCCTCGGTTGATGTCGGTTCCATGCAGGTCGTCCTCCACGTCAAGAGCGTCCTGGAACTGCTCAACCTCCAGCAGATGCCCCACGTCCTGCTCCAGCCGACCTGCGCTAACCTGATCTACGACGCTGGCTGCGGGGTCTCCAAGGCCGCCTACACCGTGACCGGCGTGGTGACGGCCACGGTGGTCCCCAGCGCCAACCAGTTCAGCATCGGCAACCCCCAGACGGCCGGCTACTATGTCGGCGGGGTGATCACCTTCACCAGCGGGGCCAACGCCGGGTTGTCCCGGGCCGTCCAGGCGTATGCTGGGAGCGGGACCGGGCTGATCACCACCTCCCTGCCGTTCCCCAACGTCCCCTCCTACGGCGACGCCTACAGCATCTACCCGGGCTGCTCCCGGAACCCCTCCCCGCCCGGTAACGGGCAGCTCGGGTGCCTCAATTTCGGCGTCACCACCGGTCCGAACTTCGTGATCGGCCAGCAGTACCAGATCCTGACCACGGGCGGCACGAGCTTCACCACCATCGGCGCCACGGCCAACACGGTCGGGGTCGTCTTCATCGCCACGGGCGTCGGGACGGGCATCACCGGCACCGCTAGCGGCAACTCGCCGCGCTTCCGGGGGTGCCCCGCCATCCCGCCACCGGCCACCGCCCTATGAGCGCCGCCGCCCGCGAGGCCGTCGTCCAGGAGGCCATGACCTGGCTCAGAACTCCCTATGCACATCACTCAAGAGTGAAGGGCGTGGGCGTGGACTGCGGGATGCTCCTGGCCGAGGTCTACGAGCGCGCCGGGGTGATGCCCCACTGCGACCCGGGCGAATACCCCAACGACTGGCACCTTCACCGCAGCGAGGAGCGGTATCTGGGCATCGTCCAGGAGCGGTCCCGCCCGGTCGAGGCCCCCGGCCCGGGCGACATCGTCCTTTTCCGGTGGGGCCGGTGCATCGCCCACGGCGGCATCGTCGTCCAGTGGCCGCTGATCATCCACAGCACGGCCGGGATCGGCGTCACCCTCGCCAACGTCGAGATGACCGAGCAACTGCACACCCATCTGGCCGGGTTCTTCAGCCCCTGGAGCGAACATGATGGATAGCGGCGGTGCGGGGATCTCCTCCCCCAGTTACAACGGCATCCAGGTCCCGGCCTCGCAGTACGGGCTCCCGCTGCCCATCGTCTACGGAACCACCAAGATCTCCCCGAACCTCGTCTGGTATCGGGGCTTCAGCGCCCGGCAGTCCAGCACCGGGAAAGGCTTCGGCTCCCAGTCGGGCTCCTTCGGCTACTCGGCCGATGTGCAGCTCGTGCTCTGCGAGGGGCCGATCTCCTCGGTCCTGACCAGCTTCAACGGCACCACCCAGGTCACGAACCTCGGGGCGACCATGAGCATGGGCCCGCGGACCAACCCGATCTGGAGCTACATCACCTCGAACTACCCGCTGGATCAACAGATGACCTACAGCGGCATGGCCTGGGTGGGGATCCCCAACTGCCAGCTCACCAGCTCGGCCACGCTGCCCCTGCTGACCTTCGAGGTAAAGGCGTTCTACGCCACGGTCGCCGACCCCTACTTCCCCAGCGCCATGGACGCCCGGCCCTGCGACATCATCGCTGACTTCCTGACCAACCCCTATTACGGGGCGGGCTGGCCCAGCGCCTGGCTCGCCCCCTTGGCCCCTGCCACGGCCGCCAGCTACGACACCTACTGCACGGCCCTGGGCATCGCCATCTCACCGGCCTTCACCACCAGGCGCAGCGCCCTGGCCCACATCCAGGACATCCTGACCGCCTCCAACAGCGACATGATCCTCAGCGAAGTTTCCACCGGGGTCATGCAGATCAACGTCATCCCCTACGGGGACATGCCGGTCACCGCCAACGGCGTCACCTACACCCCGGCGACCACGCCGATCTACGCCCTTGGCTACGACGACTTCCTGGGGGTCGTGGACAACGAGGGCCGCCCCACCGGGAACGACGCGGTCACCACCAAGCGGGTCAGCCTCCAGGACACCTACAACACCATCCCCGTGCAGTTCCTGGATCGGCGGGCGTTCAACCCGGACGGGACCTCGAACAGCTACGCCGCCTCGCTGGTCCAGGTCTCCGAGCCGCTGGACGCCCAGGTCAACGGGACCAGGGTGGGCTCCAGCCTGACCCTGAACATGGTCACCCGCTCGGAGCTGGCCCTGCTGATCAGCCAGATCGCCGGCCAGCGCCAGGTGAACATCCGGAACCTCTACACCTTCCGGGTGGGCTGGCGCTACATCCTGCTCGAGCCCATGGACTTCATCTCCATCACCGATCCCAACCAGGGCCTCGCGGGGGTGATCTGCCGGATCGTCAGCATCGACTACCCGGACGAGGCCGGGGAGACCGAGGGCATGACCATCACCGCCGAGCAGTGGCCCTTTGGGACCGGCCACGCCGCCACCTACCAGGTCGCCAGCTCCTCCGGCGGCGGCCCGAACTTCAACGCCGCCCCAGGCAACACCTCCCCGGTCATCTTCAACGTCCCGGCCCTCTACTCCCAGTCGGGGCAGGCCGAGGTCATCATCGGCGCGGCCGGCGGCTCCATCTGGGGCGGCTGCCAGGTGTGGGTGAGCTACGACAATGCCACATACAGCCTCCTGGGCACGATCTCCAACTCCTGCCGGTGCGGGACGCTCGGGGCGACCCTGCCGACCTCGGCGACCTACAGCGACACCACCAACACCCTCCAGGCGGTCCAGGTCACCTCCAGCCAGCCGGCCCTGGTGAGCCTCAGCTCGGCGGTGGCTGCCGACCTCAACGGGATGCTCTGGGTGGATGGCGAGCTGATCGCCTACACCAACTCGGCCCTGGTGGCCTCCGGGACCTACAACCTGACCAATCTGTTCCGGGGCTGCTACGGCACGACGATCTCCAGCCACGCCAGCGGCGCGAGCTGGTGTTTCCTGGACTCGGTGCCGCTCCAGTTCACCCTCCCCCAGTCGCGGAACGGCCTGCCGGTCTATTTCAAATTCCTGTCGTTCAACATCTTCGGGCAGAACATGCAGACCCTGGCCGGCGTCTCGGCGGTGACCTTCACCCCGTCGATCCCGAACTACCCGCAACCCATCAACGTGACCTGGACGGTGAGCTAATGTACCCAGTCAATGGCGACGGCGGCGGCAGTTCCTCGGGCGGATCCACCCCGGTCATCTACCAGTCCTGGACGCTCACCCTCAACTGGAGCCTCGCCCCGGGGTGCCCGAACCCGGACTATTTCGAGGTGGTCGCCTGGTGGATCCCCAACGCCTGGGTGGCCTCCCACGCCTACGCCTCGGGCGACGTGGTCCTGAACGGCGGGAACTGCTATCAGTGCACCGGCGCCGGGACCTCGGCCGGCTCGGGCGGCCCCGCTGGCACAGGCTCGACCATCACCGACAACACCTGCACCTGGTCGTACCAGGGCGCGTCCGGGGCCAACAATTCCGCGTTCTGGCTGTTCAGCCCCAAGGCCAGCCCGGACGGGACCTTCCGGACGCTGGGGGTGATCTTCCAGGCGAGCACCACCCTCCCGGCGATCCAGGCCGCAGTGCGCTCGGTCTACCTGGGCGGCCAGACCGGGCCGGTGACGTTCAAGGCGTACATGAAGGGAGGCACCCCCATTGTCTAAGCTCCCGAGCCCCTGGACCACGGCAACCACCACTCCGGTCTCGGTGACCGGCGGCTCTCTGACCACCGGCGGCGGCAGCGGCATGGCGAACCCCATGACGGCGGTCGGCGACGTCATCATTGGCGGGACGGCCGGCTCCCCCGTCCGGAAGGCCCTGGGCGCGAACGGGACCTTTCTGGGCGTCTCGGGCGGCGTCCTGGGCTACTACACCCCATCGGCGGGCGCGGCGGCCTGGGGCAGCATCACCGGCACCCTGTCGAGCCAGAGCGACCTGAACACCGCCCTGGCCGGGAAACTGGGCACCAGCGCCCAGGCGGCCGACTCGGCGCACCTCAACAGCCAGCCGGCCTCCTACTACCAGGTGGCCTACACCATCCTCTCAACCCTGGGGGGGCTGCTCAATGCGGCTGGCGTCCTGACCAACAACGGCAGCGGTGGCCTCTCATGGGGCGCTGGATCTGCCTCATGGCCAGTCACTGGCACTCCCGCGATCATCACTGTGCTTG